GAGCCATACGTCCCAAATCCATCTTTTCATGTAAACCGACGATAGAATCATCGCCCATTACTAAGATGTTATCGGAATATATATCCAAACCTTGTTCAAGGGTCAAGTACTCGATTAAAATCAGGTTAACGATAGTACCGATAATTCCAGTGAAATAACTACCACTGGGGATACCACCGCGCTTCCCGTAGTATACTCTACCATCGGGCATTAGAATGGGTGTAAAAATGAAATAGTTTACTAACTTCTTCCATTCATCTTCATCTATACTACCAGCTTTGAAGAAAGATTTCACAACAGCAAAAGCTGTGCGAATTAACTTCTCACTGACGGTATTGTCAAAACCACTCCAATCGAACGTTCCTGAATAGGGCTTCCATGAGATATAATTGAGACGCGCACCAATTTCACGGGCTTGAAGACCCATTGCATATGGTGTTTTTGATTGAACTAACTTCTCAATTACAGGTCTAGCATATTTGCCTTCTGCGATAGTCGTGTCTAAAGGGAAACCCCATACAAGACGTACCTTTTGGCGCCACTCCCCCTTCTCGTTCTGCCGAGCCTGGGTTCTGTAATATGCTACACACGGGTCCTTCCCAACTGCCTCTTTGTCGTATTTCCACCCTTTAATCGCTTCTTTCTTAGAAGTGAAATGAGGTGCACCTGCACTCGCCGTCCATTTGAGAGTTCTAAGAACTTCATCTGTGTGGAAAGGAACTAGTGAACCGCGCAATTTAGAAAAGTGAGCGAACACCTTCTTCAAAGTACGGTCAAATAAAACTTGATTAGGTTGGAATCGTTGCTTCTGGTCGTAAGCCATTAACGCTGTAAACAGCGCTTCCGGTTCATATTTAGATTGCGCCATTTCATCATCGTCAAAGATGAATCCTTGATGCATTAAACATGACTTCGTGACATCATCCTTTATGATGCCCTTCTTCATATTGACCATTTTGAGGTAGTCCGCAAGCTTACCATTGGTATCAGCGTATTTATACCGCATTGCTGCAAACGGTTTGGTTGTGTTAACCATGCTAATTACCTCCT